TACACACCCATTAGACCAGCTAACTGAGTAGCCTGCTGACCAAATGCCACCATAGCGTTAGTGCCAGATTGTATCTGAACTAAGAAGTCACCGGCCTGATAACCAACTTGTTGCATAACCATACCGTTACGATTGGTAGCCCGTGTAGCAATCTGAGCAGCAGCACCAGTAGCCCTGTAGCTACCCGCCAATGCAGAGTTACTTGCAATAAGTTGCCTGTTATTAGCATTAAGTTGGCCTTGTGCTAGTTTCAGTTGGTCTGTAAAACGAGCCTGCTTACGCATCTCATTACCAACCTTCATAATCTCAGAACGAGACATCCTTGAACTAGCGTCTAGGTTTCTTTGCGCATTGTTTATCTGATTCAATCCACGCATATAGGCAGACTGATTACCAGTCCTAGCAAACTCTGTGGCTAAGAGTTTAATAGTCTGTTTGGTCTGTTGAGTTGTGTTGATGAGTCCTGTCAGTTCTGTAATATCGACAGTAATCTTTAGGTCACTCATTCGTTTACTACTCTCATGTATGCTCTGTCAAGGGCTTCTATAACAGAGATTTCCCAAGGGTCTAGTCGTGTGTCAGTAAGTTCTATAAAGTACTTGATCGTATCATAGCCTAGAGGTAGAGGGCCATTGAAACCTTGAGGTCTCCGGGAGGACAACGACAAAAAGGCAGACCAGAGACGAGACATGTGAACTGGATACTCAGGTCCAATTAGTTCCACAGGTGTTCTTCCGATCTGCCTTTCTACTTGTTCTAAGTGTCCTCTGGCTGTCACACCATTCTGATCGGGGGTGGCCATACGGAACTCATGCTCCGCATAGTCACATATATCACCAATCAGACCTTGGTAAAATCCAGCGTCTTTTCCACCTCATCCTCAATCAAGCTACGAATCCAAGGTGCCTTACTGTACACCTCCATAGCGGTTTCTACATCAAACTTGGGCTTCTTCTTGTTGTAGGTGATATCCCAAGTCTTAGTTACTTTAGCCAAACGCTCAAGAGACAACTCTTCCAATTCCTCTGAGGTAATGTCAGAGGCTTTGTTCTTCTTGGACATCTTCTTCAGTTGTCGGTTGGTAAACTCGTGTTGTACAGCTTTGGCCTCTTTACTGTGAGGCAGGTATACAGTCACACTCATCTCAGAGCCATCTTCATTACAAACAGTCTGTTCACCGTACATGAGGATGACCTCAAGAGTGTCGTTCTTAGGGGTAAAGTCTAGCAAGTCCATTTGTCGGGTTCCATATATTATAGTCGGGATAAGATAATGCAGCTAGAGGAAGACCCGACACCTTCCCCTAGCCTAGCCCCACGAGGGGATTAAGTGCTATCAGGACGTGTGATAACAAGGTTGGAGCCAGCAGTAGCATCATAGAGAGCTACAAACGGGATGGTGATGATACGGCTCTGAGGGTTGGCAACAGGGGCATCAGCACCGTTGAACTTGACACGAGGGAAGAAGAAGCCATACTCGTTGTTACCAGAAGGGTCATTAACAGTGATCTTCAGGCCAGTGTCAACTTCATCAAGGAAGCGGTTTACAAGTGTCAGGTCTTCAAAGTATGCGGTGATAGTGCCTTCAACCTCTGCACGACCATACTCAAGTTGCTGAGAGGACGAATTGCCCACAACAAAGGTAGGTGAGAGGCTGTTGTTTACCGTGAAGTCGATACTGGTAATGGCGTTATTAGCTACAAGAGTTGCACCAGTGTTTGCCAATGTCAAAGCACCAGAGTAAGCATCAAAAGGTGCATTCAGAGCAGCAGCAGTAACAGTCTTTTCCGTGGACCCAACTGACATATCCTGACCAACAAAACCCACAGTCGTAGTAATCATCTGGTTTGGCTGGATTGAGAATTGAGCCTGCGATACTGCCATACCAGTAAACAATCTTGCTTGGTCAATATCTGCAAGGTAGTCCTCAAAGGTAAATGACTTGATCGTAGTGCCAACCTTCAGTTCATCTGGTGCGCTGGACGGGGTGGCATCCCAAGCAGAGAACATAAGGCTCTCAAGAATAGCATCATAGTTACCAGAACGAAGGTCAAGTACAATATCACCAATAGCGTTGCGATTACCATGACGATCATGGCGTGTCATACGATCAGTTTGGATATCACTACCTTGTACACGATCTTTAGTCAAACTCAGGTTATGAGTAGAGAAGGGTAGTTCAGTAAAGTTACCTGCGGGGGTTGTGCCGTAAGTAGTCTCAGTAATAAAGGAAAGGCGGGTACGAGACCCTTGTGCGAAAGCCATCAGTATTCTCCTTAGAGATAAAGTTGCCAACCAATTATGATAGGGGTGACAAACCAAGGTGGGTTGGAGTAGGGGTTCTTTTGTTCTGCATACTCTAGGGAAAGGATTATAGTCTCTGAGTCTGCGTTAGTGTAACTAACATCAGTTGTTGCATCAAATCGTTCTACTAGAGTGTCTACAACCCGTTGTGATGCACCGGGGCCTTGGTTCTCTGGGTAATGACACAAGAGCGTGAAGATACCTAGATAATGTTTCTGTGGGTTAAGAAATCTAACTGCTGGTCTACGAGAGGTTGGAGTAAACATAGGCTTGATGAAGGGGATACCCGTAGTTGGGCTGTAGCTTACATTTTCCCATGCAATGTCAGGCATACTTGCAGTTGCACCAAGCCTAGTCTCTAGAGCAGCCCTGATATCAGTATAAACACTACCCATTAACTTCTAGCCTTTACAGTAGCAGCAGCTTGTGCAGCAATCCGACCATGCTCATTTGCAGTCTGTGCATAAGGTAGGTAGCCGTGGGTGTACTCTACTTCATCAGAGTGCATAGAGGCATTAGACATAACCACGTTGTTCACACCTTCTGGGAGACCCGCTATATCAGAAAGTAGGTTATTGAAACCCTCTTGTGCAAAGGGTGCATAAGGTTGCCCAGTAAGTTTACCGTCTGAAGAGGCTGTAGCAGCAACTTGGGTTGTACCTATGTTATGGTTGGTAATATATGTGCCTGAGTCTACGGGTGATACAAGTATAAGTTGTGCAGCCATCAATTCAAGGTATTCGTCTCTATAGCCTTCAGCCAGAAGTTTCAGTTTGGCGAACTTACCGTCAAGGCTTCTGTTAACTATGAGGTTTAGCTTCGTCATTCTCTTACCTGACAGATGTAGCATACAGCAGATACGCCAGACATAATCCTTTGCACTCTGACGATAGAAACTGCATCACCATCACCAGTAATCTCATCACCAACATTAGGTTGTGGCATTGCAGCACCATTTGTGGCCACGATGGGAATTAGGGCTTTACGATCACCAAGCACAACCCCTGCACCATCAAAGTCCCTATCATTGTAGTCGCTAAAGTGCATAAGTGCTGTAACACCCTCTTCAGAGCCACCAGTAAGACCCCCGGTGGAAACAGAGTATGTTCCAAGGGTCTTATCCACAAGAACACAAGCCTTACCATGATTATCAAGAAGGTATTGTATATCTTCAGGACGGAAGCTCATTCTTCTGAATACCTCTCGTCAAAGGTTGAACCATTACGGAAACGATCCATCCTGAACTGTGCAGTGGGTCTAAGGGCATCCTCACGAACAGTGTTGATAGTTACTATGTTGATACCACCAGCCTTTACACCTAGAGAGCTACCAGTCAGTCTCATGGCTTGAGCATAAAGCGAGGTAGACAGTTTCTTGTAGTGGCTTTGTAGTTGAGAATAGCTTGCCTTGATCTGGCCAGACACTTCTGTATCTACACGTCTTGAGTACTTGCTTGCAATTACATCTGCAATCCAAGATGCAGCAAAGTAGACATTATCGCTACGCTCCAAGAGGGCAAAGGTAATCTCCTCGTCTTGGGTCTGTTGGTCAGCGGTATTAGTGTCACCAACCAACAGTCTCACGACATTAGACCTACCAGCAGAGGTGGTTGTGTTTAGGTCAGTAGGGTCATATGTCCAAGCCAAGGTTTAGTCCTTCAAGAGTTTATCTCGCGTCTCATAGAAAACATCCATGATGTACGCATTGTTTCTGAGGAAGGAGCGAATTAGGCCCCGTTGACGGTCATCTACTAGAGACTGCTTACACTTCTTCTTGTTATACTCTGTGACAGTGGAGGTTACTTTCCTCACATGGTCATTCATAAGTCTTACAAGAGAGGTAAGTTGTTCGGTGTTCATCTCACCAAGTCGGTCTCCAACCTTAGTCTCTACCTCAAGTTCTTTATTGTGGTGGATGTAACCAGCAGAGTAGAGAATGGAAATCTTTGCAGGGTCAGGGTTAATCTGGTTCTGCCAGTCAAAGTGTTGACGCTTCTTCCAAGGTTTACCAAACGAGGTAAAGGGCATCTTTACGAATACTGGCCAGTCTACTTGAAAGCCAAGGTAGTTGGGGTGCATGTCTTATCCTTTGGATAGGGTTGTTTGGTGGAGGACACCCCAATTAAGGGATGCCTCTGGTTTTATGGTCAGACCAATTAGGTCGAGATAACCGAGTTGATGAAGCCACCAAGATCAGCGCCAACAATCTTCATGTCATACGACAGCTTGACATGCACTTCTTCTGCGATACCGTCAACAGCAAGGAAGTCGCCAGTGAAGGATTCAACAGTCAGACCCTCAAACGAAGCACCCGGCAGGGAGTTCCATGCAAAGATCAGGCCAGAAGCAGCAGTACGCATACCAGCAGAAGGGGGCGTATAGCAAACCATGAAGTGATTACCACCAATGAAGGCGTTAGCTTCAGTAGCACCTTCAGCAGCAGTGTTCTCAACAGCCTCAAGAACCATCAACTCTTGGAGACCGAAGATTTCCGCCAGCTTGGCGTCGGTAACAAGGGCAGTGTTGGTAACAGTTGCACCACCATTCAGACGAGCAAGGATGTCAGGGTGGTTGATGAGAATATCACGAACTTCCTTCGACATGATCCCCTTGTTGGGCTTGAACCCACCAGACTTCAGTTGCACAGTACGGCAAAGGCGTGTCACATCTTGGATTGGGGTCGAGTTAGTGTAGTCATCCCAATTCGTGACTTCGATACCAGTGTCGTTGTCAGCGTTAGCAACACCATCCCAATTAGTTCCCCAGACGTTATCCGAGAAGTAATTGGTAACGAAGTCCTTTTCACGGTTAATCATCATCTTGTTAAGCAGGTTGCTGGTTTGCATAACACGGATTTCAAGAGCCGCGTCTTCATTTGCCAACGTCTGCTCATCAAAGTCTGTAGCTTTCGCATAGACATCCGAAAAGTAGCTATCGTTAGAGATGGTCATACCTTCACGCTCAGGACGAGTGCGAGGGGCCAGCTTCAGGTTAGGACCAGCACGGTTAGATTCCGCACGATCTTGGATGTAGTACTTGTCCGATTGTTTGTCCACATTGACAACCGGGAACACACGAGCCGCAACAAAGTTGTCCATCGACTGCATGTAAGCAAGGGTCAGGTTCGTCAGTGGAACGTCCAAGTGAACCTGAGAAGGGGTAAGCATAGGCATATTTAGTTTCCTTTATTGCTATTAGGCAGCAGCGTTACCGCCACGGAAGAAGTCAATAGTAGCGAAACCCCCGGCAGCAGCAGCAAGTACAACAACACCTACAACAATATCATTCGTTGCGGCAACGACCCCAGCACCGTTAGCGTCAACGCCAACTCTAGCACCAGCAGTTAGTCCACCTGTACCAGCCTTGATAGCAGTACGACCGGAGGTAACAACAGTAGCAGCGCCACCCGAAAGAGGGTCGTTAATGACGATACCAAAAGCAGCATCAGCATTAGCTGCGGCCACAACAGTCCGGTCAGTGGTATTCATCTTGACGAAGTGAAACTGCTTGGCAGACAGGTCAGCACCAGCCACCATGGTCTCAGTCACAACATTTCCTTGCATTGCCATGATTAGGCTTCCTTCTTGTAAAGTTGCTTGACGAGAGCTTTACCAGCATCCGTCTTTACGATTTCAGCGTATGCTTTAGCATAGGTGACTTTGGCCTCAGCTTGATGAGCCTTGACAAGAGCATCCAGCTTGTCTTTAGGTGACGCCATGTCATCGACACTGGATTCACCCTTCTCAGTCATAACAGCTTCAAAGGCAGCATCAGCAGCCATCAAAGATTCCCAAAGCTTATCGTCGGGGTTAGTCTTCAAGATTGACTTAGCAGCATCAATATCCCAATGAGGCAACTTCTCAGTGGCCAGCTTGGTGATTTCTGCATCCTGCTTTTCTACTTCAGCTTCAGCCTTTGCCACAGTAGCAGCCTCAAGGGCTTTAAGCACAGATGCAGGAAGGTCAGACTTGTTAATCAACTCGCCTTCGACTTCAATCTGGTCCACTTTAACTACTTCTTTCTTTTCAATGGCGTCTGTTCTAACGACAAACCCATTATCAATCAGACCTTTAATAAGGCGCTCGTTCTCTTTAACGAGAGCGTCAACCTTAGCCTTCAGTTGATCAAGTTCTTCCATGTTATCTCCTTTGGAGTCACGTTTGTATAGAGGAGCCTTTGCCAGTGGATTTGCCGGGTTATCCACCAAAGAAAGTTCATCTAGTTCTAAGTTTGTGAGGATATTAGGCATTGTGCTCCCCAGTAGTAGCGCGCCCGCCGATTGAGAATGATGCGTACTTACCAGACTTGACACCTTCCCAAGTGTCATCATCATAGACCTTAAAGCCTACAATCCAACCCTCAGTGTCACTCTGGATTCCTAGAGCCTCTCCAATTTCCTTGGACAGTGGAAATGAGTGTAGAATTACACCCGTCTGCTCTCCAACGTGCATGGTCTTGCCAACTCTCACGTTCTCCATAAAGTTATTAACTGCTTTCTCAAGTGTGTCCATCTTGATGACATCACCTTGGAGGTCTACAACAAGTTCGCCCTTGAAGGTAGAGACACTAGCCCATCCGTACAAGATACGTTGCTCTTCGTCCAGCTTCAGGATTTTACCCTCAATCATGTTTATTCCTTAGCCTCTGGGTTAGTCTCAGGTTCACTGTAGAACTCGCCTCTTGCAGTCTCTACCTCACGCGCCCTCTCACGAGATTGCTCATACACTTCACGATTAAGTGGGGGGAGTTCAGCAGTTGAGAGAAGCTCATCTACAATCTCCACTTGATCGGCTAGGTTGATTTCAGCACCATTAAGGTTACGGAGATAAGATCCAAGCTCTTTAAGATCATGTGGTGCAACATCACCGGGAACGATCTTGGGCATAAGGTTGAAGTCAAGACCATTAAGACGCCAGATAGGTTCAATAAGCTGCTTGTTTATGACATCATAGATACTATTGATATAGCTCTCAAGTGACTTCAGGAACAGGTCAGTCTTGCTCTTTGACAAGGAGTATGAACCACCTTGTGTACTACCCAACATAAGAAACTCTGCCATAACACTACGAGCAATGTCATGTTGATAACGCTTGATGATGGTGTCAATATCTAGGTCTCTCGT